AATGTAGAGCCAGACACAATGGAAATGTTATGGCAATTAAACTTATTAAGTATGGGTTTTTGGTATGGTGAAAGAGCAGCCAAGAATTTAGGATTAAATTTTAGCAAAAAAAAGGAGAAATAAATGCCTTTAAGTTTTAAAATATTTAAGTTTTTAAATAAAATTAGTAATTATTTTTATCAAAAATATTTGAATGAAATAGTAAGAAAAAGGAAAGCATATGACAAAATGGGAAAATCTTTTGACAGAGTGGGATAAAGAAAACACTAAAGAAGAAGAATTTAAAGATGGAGTTGGCGCAGAGTGGTTAGAGCCATTAAAGCATTGCCAACCTAGATGCAATAGATGTCAAGGTGTTTTGCAAACTGTTAATGTTAATGGACATGAGCAATGTGTATTATGCCATCAAGTGATTGATGATTGTTGTCAAGGTTCACCACTATAGTTTTTTCTTTTATATCTAACACCATCTCTAGCTGATCCAATTTTAGGTTTATATTTGTTATATGGATTGCTTGACATAATACTAGAAATATCAGAAACACCGAAATGAACTTCTGGTGCAACTCTAGAATATCTTGCATTATCTTCTTCTTTTACTGCTATAGGATCATCTTCAAACATAGTGCCATCACCTAATTCAGTATGAGATGGTGGAAGTAGTTTCATTTCTTTTTGGATTTCTCTAATTGTCGAATTATTAGAATTAGCTTCACCTCGACAATCATTACACATTACTGGTTTAAATCTAAAATAGTTTGTTTTTTTTAGAGGTGCATCACATTTAAAACATAGACTATATTTAGCATGATCTTCTCTAATCTTTTCACTACTTCTGCTTTTTCTGTTGTTTTCGGACATTGATAATTATTTCACACCTTTCATCAAAACATTCCATATGAAGAACATTTCCTTTCATATCACAAACAAAAACTTGATTATCTAAATCAATACCTATTTCACAAAAAACACACTTTTCAATACGTTTAATTCTTGTGCCAGAGATATTCTTCTGATTGTTCTGTGGTTTTTGTTTGGTTCTTCTTTTCCTCAATACATTCACTCATAACTGCTGCATAACCTGCAATGTCTAACATACTATCTTGATGTGTTGGAGTTTCAATTAATCTTGCCACTTTTAAAGCAACCATCAATAAAGCAACTTGTTCTTCAGTTACTTTTATTCCTAATATTATTGACCATATTTTAGCTATACGATTATGGTTTTCTAATACCTTGCCATAATGTTGCCCTCGACTATTGAGAGCAACTTTACAAGCATCTAATAACTCATTTTTGTTCATTAGAATGGTATTTCATCATCAAGTTGATTTTGATTTGGTTGTGCTTGACCATCTGCATTTTTAGGCGCAGAACCAAAATCTAGGCTATTAACTCTAACAGTTAAAGAAGTCTTAGTCATACCATCTTTATCGTACTCTCTGGTGCTTAATTCGCCATTAATGAACACTTGTTGACCTTTAGATAAGTATTGAACTAATGACTCACCTTGTTTTCCCCAAATGGCACAATCAATCCACAAAGTCTTTTTATTTTCACCATAACCAACATCTGAAGCTATAGAGAAATTACACACTTTATATTGACCAACTTCTTTAAGTTCAGCATCTCTAGGCAATCTGCCACTAAAATTACAATTATTCATTAATTTAACTCCTGTTTTCTTTTTGTAAATAGTTCTAATTCTGCATCTGTTGTTGTTTTATTTTTTGCAGAAAAATTAGCAACCCAATATGCATTCACTTCTTTAGCAGTTGTGCATTTGGATAAATCTTCTTTTAGTTTAGATAGGGGGGGAACACTAACTGAGGAGGAGTTGCTAGTGTTCCCAGAAGTCGCAGAGTTATGAGAAACAAGGGGAGAAACTTTGCGACCTCTAAGCGAACTGTTACTATCGTCATCTGCTGATCTAAGACCAAACATAGTCATTAAAGCATAACGACGTAAATACGACAAGCATGAACCATAGGACTGGTATGTTTCTTTTTCTGTATTTAAATCCATAACACTATCAAACCACTCACCACTTTCTAAATGCATTACAGTAGTGACTAAAGTATTTGATTGAACATGTTGACTAAAATCCAAACCATATTGCTGAATATTATCTAATGCATTTAATACATCATTTAGAGTATTATATTCAGATTTAAACATTGGATTTTTACCAGATTTATCAACTTTAGCTTCTGATCTAAATCGACCTATGGCTCTAATTAATAATTTCTTTTTATTTTCTTGATTTTCTAACATATTATCCTCATTTATTAAAACTCCCATAATTTTTTTGCTTTTTCTAAAAATTCATCTTCCAACTTCCATTGGTAGACGTGATCCCAATCAGGATCAATTATTGAAGCTAGAACTTTGGGATCATCACTAAACTTCAATAAATTCTGTCTTACTAATGCTTTTTGTCGCATTTCATCTAAACATTTATTTAAATTTTCTGCTTTTAATTCATCACAGTTAAAAGGTGTATATAAGACTGCTTCAGCTTCAGTTATATAGCATATTGATGGAGTTATCTTTAATGCCTTTTGATATATAGCTGATTGCATAACGTGGTTCTTTTCTGGTGCTTTAGGCAAAGAACCTTTTGACCAACCTTGTGAACCATCTTTTAATAATCTTGTTTTTCGTGGTGCTTTTGTTTTCATCTCACAAAATATTGTTTTAGGCACAACTAAATCAACAAATCCAATAACATCTACATTAACATCATCAAATCTAGTTGTTATCTTTTCTTCTGGGATAGCTGCAAAGAATCCATTTTCTAATAATACATCAACACCATTTTGAACCATTTGTGGGATTATGCCACGATACTTAATACGTTTGGCATTATCTTCATTAGCATCATGCATATCAAATTCTATTTGTGCTTCTCTAATAGCATCCATTGTTGGTATGCCACATAATACATTCTGTATGGCATTATGAACTGCTGAACCTAGTGCAGCATTCTCACCTACTACAATCTTTCTGCGATCCTTGCCTAGATGCAAATATTTGAATATCCAACTAGGAGTGCTAGTTAGTAACTGTGATGGACTAAGGTGGTCTAAACCTACACTAAGCCATTCTAAACCTATGTCATTATCGTTTCTCATATTTTAGATATTAAGCATTATTTTTGATAAATCAATAATAATTTACAAAAAAGATATTTTTTTGTTTGACACCATTAACCATTGTGGTAATATCTAATCATAACAAAGCATAATTTTATAGGAGGTGCTTATGCTAAATTCTCAAAAACTAAATGATCTTAGGGATCGTTTTGATTTTCTTACAGCAGATTTGGATAATTGGAAAATCCCATTTTCTGCTAAAATTCCTACATCTGAATTTCATGCTTATAATGAAGCGGCAATTCATTTTGCAGGAGCAAAGTTGGTTGATCTCGGTGAGAGCAATCAATCTGGTTACACAATAGTAGGTTGTGTAGGTTATTACAATGCAGTAGGTGCTTAGGCACTTACTGTTTTTATGGGAGAAACAAAATGATTAAATTTTTAAAAAACTTTGGTGTTTATATTTTAGAGTTAGCATTTCTATTTGTTATGTTTGGATTTGCAATATTTTTATTAGTAATTTTTGGATAGGAGAAAACAATGGCAAAATTATTATATAGGTTTGAAGTTAAGGGATATAATGCATCAGGATTTTTTGAAGAATATATTATTGAAGCTGATGACATAAAAAAGGTTTGTAATTTAATTTCTGATGATTTTCATATTCTAAAATTAGAAAGTGTTGAATATTCAGCAGAGGGTTATAAATATTTTAATTCAGTTCCATCAATAGGAGAAAAAGATGAAACTTAAAGAATGGTTATCAGAGAACCATATCTCACAAAAACAATTTGCTGATGCTTTATGTGTCAGCAATGTAACAGTTAACAGATGGATTAATGGGCAAAGAACTCCATCTGTTAATATGATTATTAAGATTGAAGAAATTAGTAAATCAGATGTTGGATTGAGGGATTGGGTCAATGGGTAAAATGCAAAGAGATAAGGGAGCAAGATTTGAACGTGAGATTGTTCATAAGTTAGAGTTTCACGATATAAAAGCAAAGCGTGTTCCTTTAAGTGGATCGACGTGGCTTAAAGGAGATGTAATTGCTAATCTTAATAATGAAGATTGGACATTAGAACTCAAGAAAAGAGGTAATGGATTTAAACAGATATATGATTGGATAGAAGAAGCTGATGCTTTGGTTATATGTGCTGATAGAAAAAAACCTATGGTAGTAATTGATCTAGATGATTTTTGTGACCTTTATAACAATAAGGAAAAATCCTAATGGATAAAATAAAAATACTAGATTTGTTTAGTGGCATAGGTGGTTTTTCTTATGCAGCAGAACATTTAGTAGGTGGATTTAAAACAGAAGCCTTTTGTGAGATTGATCCATTTTGCCAAAAGATATTAAAAAAGAATTTTCCAAATGTGCCAATATATAGTGATGTAAGGGATTTAAAAGATGACACAACTAGACTTAGAGGAATTAATATTGTCTGTGGGGGATTTCCCTGCCAACCATTCAGTACAGCATCTGAAAATGGAACATTTAAGAGAAAAGGCACAGAAGATGATCGCTTTCTCTGGGGAGAGATGTTTGAGATTGCACAAAAAGTCAGGGCTGATTGGATTATTGGAGAGAATGTTAATGGTCTCATCAATATGGGTCTCGACCAAATATTATCACAGTTGGAAGATAGTAACTACTCAGCAAGGGTTTTTAATATTCCAGCTACTGCGACGGGGGCAAATCACCAAAGAAATAGATTGTGGATTGTTGCCAACTCCAACGGCACACATAGGTCAAGAGAGGGGATTTCCTGCAGAATGGAAAAGACAGAGTTGCTTAACAACATCAATTTTAGACCTAGAGAATATGCATTTACAACGTGGAAAGGTAAATCCAGAGTTTATAGAGAGCATGATGGGTTATCCAGAGGGATGGACACAATTAGACGAAAACGATTAAAAGCACTAGGAAATTCAATAGTGCCACAAGTAGTTGCACGAATATTTGAGGGGATAAAGGCTATATATGAACAGACCAATGTATGAAACTAAAGCTGATTTAATCAGAGAAAATGCAGTCATTGATGAATTTTGTGGGATGCATAAGTTAGAAAAACAGAAGCTACCATTTACACAAAAGATTGACTTTGCTTGTTACAAGAAAAAAAGAATAGTTGTTTTTGTAGAAGTTAAGTGTCGTGTTTTTAATATGAATAAATATCAGACTATGTTTGTTAGTTTGGATAAAGTGCAAGCTGCAAGAAATTTATCTGCGCTTACAAGTGTCAAGACATTATTGTTGGTTTGTTGGTCAGATGTTATGGGATATATTGATTTTAATTCAGACTTTGATGTTCAGTTGGGTGGCAGAACTGATAGAAAAGATGTGTTAGATTTTGGAGTGGTTGCACATTATCCAATAAGTAAATTTAAATTGATAGGAACAAGTCCAATTATTAGGGGGAATTAATGAGTATTAAAGCATTAAATTATGCTCTGGATATAAAGGTTGGTGATCCAACTGCTAAGTTAATATTTATAAATTTAGCTAATCATTTTAATGATGCGACACAATATAGTTTTCCATCTCAAGAATTATTAGCTGAACGTGCAGAATGTTCTATCAGAACTGTGCAGAGAAAGATTGAAATGCTGATCGAATTAGGTCTGATAAAAAAGAAATTTAGACCCAATAAATCATCATTATATGAGTTTCCAAACATAAATGGTTACGACAACCTTGACGTGTCAGATTGTCACATCCAGAAAATGGTTACGACAAAATCAGGTTTGGTTACGACAGATGGTGTCGTACGAACCATTAATAATAACCATTATAATAATAATAAGAAGAAAAAATCTAAAGAAATTTTATTAATAGAATTTGAAGTAACAAATGACATAAAAAAATATGCAACTGATTTAGGATTAGATGCAGATGATGTTATTGAAGATATTAGATTATGGAATGAGCAAAATGGAAACAAAGCTAAGTATGCAAACCCAAATGCATTTTATATGAATTGGTTTAGAAAAGAAGCTAAGAGAAAGCCGAAAACACTTGTTAAGGCACAATCAGACCAAAAAGATAAAACAACGTCTGTAAGGGCAGAAAAAGAACTATCACAACCACAAAAGGATTTGATACAAAGTTGGTTAGATCAGCTTTATAGAAAAGCACAAAGTAATCCATCTGAATGGGGTGGTGTTAATTATGATAAGTTAAGGAATGCTTTTACAACTTCAATGAAATTTCAATATGCTGATTATTATGGGGAGAAATTAACAACAAGAGAGTTATGCGATAAGTTTGAATTAGGGAGGTAATATGTTTGAGATGTTATTAGGGTTTTATATCGTATTAGTTGATGCACCACCCCATAAGGGTGGAAAGCACATACAAGGGTTTTATGAGCCAAAGATAGAGTTTAAGACACAAGAAGATTGCAGAGCAGATAGAAAAATGATTGAGGAATGGTTTGAGATAGAAGCGACTAGATTATATCCAGATCATAAGGGAATAGATGCTAAAGTTTTGTGTGTAAAAAAAAATAAAATAAATGCTTTTTCTTGTTGACACCTATTACCAATGTGGTAATATCTTAATATAAACAAGGGAGAAACAAATGACAAAATTTAAATTAGAAAAAAAAGTAAATTCTTTAAATATAGAGTGGCTATATAGAGACTTTATCATTGAGAACAAAGTTAGTTATCGCAACACATATCCAATTTGGGTAGTAAAGTTTCTAAATGGTAAAGAAATTTATTCAAATGGTAATGGTACTCGTAAAGAGATGATGGAGTGGGTTGATGGTTATTACCAAGATATGAATGATTTTGTTAATAGTAACGAACTTAATGAGATGGGAGAATAAAATGAAGATAGCATTTTCTAAATATGAATTGAAACACATTCTAGATGCATTAGATAACTATTTGGAACACTTAACAAATAAAGCTAATGATTTATATGTTGATGGAGAAAGTTCACCAGAACTAAATCATTACATTGGGTTTTCTAATAGGTTGTCTCAAAGATTAAATAAAAAACATAGGGAGTGGAAAGAATGAGAAACATATTATTATTATCTTTATTGGTTAGTGGTTGTGCATTTACACCTGTAGCTGATCTTAGAGTAAGTAAAGAAGCTAATCATTATCAGAGGGATTTAACAGAGTGTAGATCATTAGCTGAAGATGCATCTGGTGCATTTGATAGGTTATATGGCACATATAGTTATAAGAAAATGGTTATGAAATGTTTAGGTGGCAGAGGTCACTCTATACTGAATGATATATAAGAACATTGACACGATTAGTTTTTATTAGGATAATCTAATAATGATTGATCGTGTTAAATTTTTTGGTGAAGAAGTTAAGTGTCTATATTGCCACGAATGGACATCAGGTAATGTTGTTGAGTTTAGTGGTCAGATAGAATGCGATAAATGTTATAAGATTATATTTGATGCAAGTGATTGTACTGGAACTGTTGTGATATTAAATATAGATGATGTTGGGAGTATACATTGAATATAAATGTAAGAAGTAATGCATCAACAGTTTCTAAAGCTATTGATGCATTTGGTAAAAATCAAATCCCTTTTGCTATGGCTAACACATTAAACGATGCTGCATTCCAAATAAGAAAGAACACTATTGAGAATGTTTGGGGTGATAATAATATTGTTAGGAAGTCTAACTTTATGTCAGCAATGATTATGCCCATAAAGGGAACAAACAGAGCAACTAAGAAAAAATTATTTGCAGTAGTGCAGAATTATCCAACTGGCAGAAGACACAAAGATTATTTACAAAGAGCAGCTATCGGTGGATATAAGACTGTTATTGATGGTAGGAACATTGCCATTCCCGGTAGGGAGAGTGGATTAAGAAATGCAAAAGGTGCAGTTCCTAAATCTAAGCGACCAAGACAATTATTAAATAAAAAAAATGTATTCAAGGTTACAAGCAGAAGAAGTGGTCAAGAGTTAATAGTTGAGCGACCACCAAAGATGGCAAGACCATTAAAGGTTTTATATGTATTAGAGCCAGTAGCTAGTATTGATAACTATTTTAAGTTTTATGAAGAAGCAGATAGGTTAGCTAACAAGGTAATGCGAGAAAATTTTAGAAAGAATTTTGCCAGAGCAAAGGCATCAGCAAGGCGATTTAAATGAAAAGGTACTTCCTAGACCAATCTTTTGTGGGTAACGCGCGAC